ATCGTTGACCTCAACGAAGGAAAAATAGGAGGAGATGTTTATGTCGTCAATGCGTCCTCGTTCGACAACAGAGAAAACTTATCAGAAACTTTTTTCAAACAGCTTGAAACGTATGATGGCACTGACATCGGAAGACAAGAGATTTATGGCGAAATACTTGACCCAGAATCCTCAGGCATCATCAAAAGAAAAATGTTCCGCCTGTGGCCAGCCAATAAGCCAACCCCAAACCTCGAGTACGTAATTGCCAGCTACGATCCGGCGACCTCAGAAAAAACCATGAACGACCCAACGGCATGCACCGTGTGGGGTGTGTTTGACAGAGAAGACGCTGGTACTTGTGTGATCTTGCTAGACGCATGGGACGCCCACCTGTCTTACCCAGAGCTGCGTCGTAAGGTCATTGACGACTTTAAGGAAGTGGTCTATGGCGCAGATAATGACTTTGGTAAGGGTAAAAAAGCCGATCTTATTCTGATGGAAGATAAATCCGCTGGTATCTCACTGATCCAAGAACTCCAGGGAGCCAACGTGCCCGTGCGTGGATATAACCCAGGACGTGCCGATAAGGTACAGCGTTTGAACATCGTGGCACCCCTGGTAGCTAAGGGCAAGGTGTTTATCCCAGAAGATACCAAGATCCAGGGCGAGTTTGCGGACTGGGCTAAACGCTTTTTGCGCCAAACATGCTCGTTTCCAGAGGCGGGTGGTCATGATGACTACGTAGACTCCCTTTCACAGGCATTGCGTGTCCTAAGAGATTCTGGCTGGTTACAGCTCGATCCGCTGCCTGCACGCGATTATGACTATGCAGATGACACTTATGGCAAGAAGTTCGTAAACCCCTATGCCCAATAGGGCGGATAGCCTCTTATTCTTGCATTATTATATTTAGAATGGAACTATTAAAAACTCCCCACCAAATGTTGCTAGAAGAGGCTGGACAGGTCCCGCAAACTTCTGACTTGCTCAACACGCCGCAACAAATGCTGATGCAAGAGTCTGGTATTATGCCACATTTTGCACAAGGTGGTGGTTTGTCACCGCAAGATATGTTGGCCGCAATCATAGCCCATGGTCAAGAACCACAGCATTTTCAAAAGGGTGGTGGTTCTGAAAAGATGACGTTTAACATCGGTAAAAATATTGGTGACAGAGTTAATGCACTAACCGATGACGAGATTAGAGAATATTTAAAAAGAGCCGGTCATAAGATTACCGACTACAAAGTAGTACCCCCAAGACCTAATTCAGAGTTTGGGCCTTTTGAACACACAGCAGTTGTGTCAACCAGAGGTAACCCACAAAACCTGTCGGACAAAACTTGGGCGATGTCACAAGCATTACAGCAACAAGCTATTCCGGTTCAAACACCAACACAAAAAGTTTTAGCAGGTCCTTCTGCACAAGACTGGGGTGGTGCGTTTAGTCCCCAACACTTTGTGCCGCAACATGGCGTACAAGCCGCTGGCAACAAAGCGTCTATGTTAGACAAAGCCAGAGAATATGGAAACAGAGCATTACTTGCAGCAAAGCACCCAATCGAAAGTGGTGTGATGGGCAAAGCAGGTTCTGTAGCCGGTAAAGGTTTGATGGGACTTGGTGGTTTAGGAATTGCTGCCGACGCAGCAGAAAACATACAACAAAACAATCCCGGCGGTGTTGCACTTAACGCAATTGATTTAAAAGCAATGTTATCATTGAACCCAGCCTGGGCTCTTGCATCCGGATTATTGTCCCCCTCACCACTTGGTAAGGGAACCTTGGACGAGTATAGACAAAAAGACGGGTTAGAACAATCCGTTGCAAAATATTATAACCCTTAAAGTAAACAATGGCACAACCACAAATACCAATTCAAATGGGTCAAAACTTGCCCGGCCTTGAAACCGAAGAGAATATTCAAGAAGCCAGAATGCAAGACGAAGAGATGGACGCTTACGAAGAGGCGTTGGGTCTTGACTCAGATGAGGTTGAAGAAGAAGTTATTGAGCTAGAAGATGGCTCTGTTGTTGTTAACTACATGCCTAAGAAATCGCCACAAGAGGCACCAGAGTTTTACGCCAACTTGGCTGAAGAGTTTGACGAAGATATTCTTCAAGCATTGGCATCAGAGTATTTAGATTTAATTGACGTAGACCAACAGTCACGTGAGCAACGTGACAAGCAGTACGAAGAAGGTCTGCGCCGTACCGGCCTCGGTAAGGACGCGCCCGGAGGAGCCACGTTCGACGGAGCTTCCAAAGTCGTTCACCCTGTTATGGCAGAAGCATGCGTTGACTTTGCTGCTTCTTCCGCAAAAGAATTACTGCCACCCGACGGAATTGTTAAGTCAAACATCAAGGGCGATGCAGACCGCATTAAAGAAGAAACCGCTGCTCGCAAGGTAGACTTCCTTAACTGGCAGCTTGCTGAACAAGTTCCTGAGTACCGTGATGAGATGGAGCAACTCCTTACTCAACTACCACTCGGTGGTTCACAGTTCCTCAAGTGGCGCTTTGACCCAGAACAAAAACGTCCTACGTGCGAATGGGTGCCAATTGATAACATCCTTCTCCCATACGCATCAACCAACTTCTACACAGCACAACGTGTAACCGAAGTACAAGACATTACAGAAGATACATTCTTACAACGTGTTGCCTCTGGTATCTACCGTGATATTAATTCAACCTACACGTCTGATGCACCACTAACAGAACAGACCCGTAGCCAAGAAGCTAACAACAAGATCGAGGGCAAACAAGAGCCTTCTAAAAACGTTGACGGCTTGCGTCGTGTTTATGAGATCACCTGCTTCCTGCGTTTAGAGGATGATCCCGAAACCAATGGCGCACGTGCACCATACATTTTAACAATCGACGAGACAACCAGCGATGTAATCGCACTGTATCGTAACTGGGAAGCTAATGATGAGAAGCTCGAGAAGCTCGACTGGTATGTCGAGTTTAAATTCATTCCTTGGCGTGGAGCTTACGCTATTGGATTACCTCATCTCATTGGTGGCCTTTCTGCTGCTCTTACCGGTGCTCTTCGTGCTCTTCTTGACGCTGCTCATATCAACAACAGCCAGACGCTTCTTAAGCTCAAGGGTGGACGCATTGGTGGGCAGTCAGACAGGATCGAACCAACCCAAGTAGTAGAGATTGAAGGCGCACCTGGCGTTGACGATGTACGTAAGATCGCAATGCCAATGCCGTTTAACCAGCCGTCTTCCGTGCTGTTTAATTTGCTTGGTTGGTTAACCGACGCAGCAAAAGGTGTTGTTACCACTGCAGAAGAAAAGATTGCAGACACAAACGCCAACACACCAGTGGGCACAACCCAGGCTCTGATCGAGCAAGGTGCAAAAGTATTCTCCTCAATCCACGCACGTTTACACAGATCACAAGCTAAATCACTGGCAATCATCTCTCGTATCAACCACTGGTACTTGGACGAGATGGACAACCAGTCTGGTGCCGAGATTAAGGTTCGTGACTTTGCTGCAAACAACGACGTACGTCCTGTTTCAGATCCTAACATTTTCTCTGAGACACAACGTCTTGCGCAGAACCAAGCCCTTTTACAGATGGCTACCTCTGCACCTCCAGGGATGTTTGACCTACGTGCGGTATACCGCCGTGTGTTACAACAACTAAAAGTTCCTGGCATTGAAGAAGTATTACCTAACCCAATGGGTGCTAAAGAGTCTAACCCTGCGCTAGAAAACGTTTCCATGACTATGGGCCGTCCTGCTGCAGCATACCCAGACCAAGACCACCTTGCTCACATTAAGATTCACTTAGCTTATGCAAATGACCCAGCTTATGGTGGCAACCCTGTTATTGGGCCTGCTTTTTCTCCTCATGCTTTAGAGCACATCAAGCAACACTTAACGCTGCACTACTTGCAGTCTATGCGTTCGTATGTGGCACAAGCAGCTGGCGGAAAAGATACACTTGATTTGCACCAAGAAAAACCATTGGATCTGGAATCACAACAGGCGTTGTCTTTAGCCTCACAAATGGTAAGCGAAGACGCACAGCAGACTTTAGGTCAGTACGTACAGCAAATCCAAGCGTTGGCACAAAAAGTACAACAGGCACAACAGGCACAACAGCAGCAAATTGCCGGTAATGACCCAACTGCCCAAGTTATTCTTAAGACTCAGATGGCTGAGACAGAGCGTAAAGCTGCTGAATCCCAAGCTAAGATGCAACTTACAATGCAACAAGACCAGCAAAACTACCAGCTCAAACTGGCAGAGTTGCAGCAAAAAGTGGCCGAGTTGCAGACCAAGTACCATACTCAGACTGTGGTGGATTCTAACAAAAACGCAACTCAGATCGCTATGGCAGACATTAACAACGCCTCACGCGAGCGTGTTGCTATGATTGCGGCACAACAGCAGTTAACCGCAGACCAAGAAGCAATGGCTCATGAGCAAAACATGACAGCGCTAGAAGCGTCACACGCAGCGCAGCAAGAATTGCAATCTCATGGCCTAGAAATTGAAAAACATCAATTTGAGCAACAAGCCCAAGCCGTTCAAAAACAAATTGACGCACAACAACAAGCGCAGCAAAACGATCAAACTCACCAACAAGCATTAGAACAACTAGCAGCACAACCACCCAAAGGAACAGTATAATGGCAATTAAAAAACAAGCTGGCGAAATCGGATTTCGTCAAACATACAAAGAGACAGGTAACATTTCCAGCGGCGGCGGCCCTGATGCTAAGGTAGACAGCGGCCCATCTGGCTCTAGCCGTAACAACAACTGGAAAAAAGGCGCAGCCCAGAACAAAATGGCTAAAGATAGCAAAGTCGGTCCAGGTAAGAACCTCAAAGACATCGGCGGCGGAAATTTCTATTAATTAGGGCGGATTCCTTCATACATTTGTATTATTATCTGTATGAAGGACTTTATTTCAGAAATTATCACGCGTACGCGTGAAGAAAAAGCAAAGCTGGCGGAAGCCGTCACCGCTGGGACTAACGTTCACACGTTTGAAGATTACCAGTATTTAATCGGCAAAATAGAAGGGTTAAAGCTAACCCTGGACATAGTCAACGAAATTTTGACGGAAGAC